ATGGCCAGCATCCAACGATCAGGGAACAAGTGGCGCGTACAGGTGTTCGTGGCGGGCGTTCGCGACTCCACTACCAAACACACAAAGCAGGAAGCTGCGAAGTGGGCGCTCGAGCGTGAGGCAGAGTTGCGGGGCGGGAAGCTCCCGGACAAGTCTCTGCGCGAGGCCATGCGGCGGTACGTCAAGGAGGAAGCGCCCAAGAGAGCTGGCGAGAGATGGGAGTCAGTTCGGATCGCATCCTGGGAACGATCGTGGCCACTCATGGATCGGCGCATTGCCGCAATTGACAGCTCGGACATCATCGCTTGGCGGGATGGAAGACTTAAGCAGGTCAAACCTGGAACGGTTGCCCGCGATATGAACCTGATGCGGTCCGTGTTTGAGACAGCGCGCCGCGAGTGGAAATGGATCAAACAGAACCCGATGTCTGATGTTCGCTGGCCCCAGCAGCCTAAGGGACGAGCGAGGCGGGTGTCCCCCGCCGAGGAAGCTGATCTAGTCGCAGCATTCGGGCTGCACAATGGCTTGGCTGCCGATACCGCAACACAGCGGACGGGGCTGGCATTCCTGCTAGCACTAGAAACCGCCATGAGATCTGGTGAGATCCTGTCGCTAACTTGGCCAAACGTTCATCTGGCCGAGCAGTATGTACATCTCCCGAAGACTAAGAACGGAGACGCCCGAGACGTCCCTCTCAGTCGCCGGGCGTGCGAGATCCTAAGAGCTCTACCTCTCGGCTTTGGCCCAGTCTTTCAGCTGAAAGCGAGCGTGCGGGACGCACTTTGGCGAAAGATCCGTGACAGGACCGGCCATCGAGAGGTCCATTTCCACGATAGCCGGGCAGAAGCCATATGGAGGCTATCCAAGAAGCTCGACATCCTTCAGCTTGCCCGAATCATCGGACATCGGGACCTCAAGTCTTTGATGATCTACTACCACGAGCCTGCTTCTGAGATCGCCCGCCAACTCGGGTGATGCCCTCTTCTAGGGCAACCAAGCAAGCCAAGGCATGCACTACTCAGGGTGACCGAGATGGCGACGGTGCGGCTGTACTGGCGAGGAACGCGGGCCTATATCGACTGGAATGAAAGCAACAGGCGCTTTCGCAAGTCCATTGGGCTATGTGATGCCCGAGAGGCGGAGAGAATTCGCTCCGCGAAGGAAGCAGAACTGACCCATGGGATCCGGATCTTGGCACGCCTACCCAAGGTCTGCGACTACCTGGACTGGTATCTGGACTGGTACGAGGCAGAACACCCCACCACCATCTCCAAGGCAAGGAGCGAGGTGAAGCGCTTCATAGAGCACTTCGGTCATCGACCGATCGACAGCATCCGTGCAGTCGAGGTAGAGCAGTACAAGCGGACGAGGCTGCTGGATGACAAGGCGGCAAAGGAAACTGTTGGCAAGGAAATTCGGCGACTGAAAGCCGCGTTCAACCGGGGCGTCGAGTGGAAAGAGCTGGAGGTGAATCCCTTGGCTTTGGTGAGGGCGCCACGCGGCGTACGAAGTGTGGCCGTCAAGTTCTACGACCGGGAAGCGATGCGCCGGCTGTACCGGGCCAATCCTCGGCGCGCTCCCCTTTGGCTCTTCATGGCCCATACGGGGCTGCGACGAAGCGAGGTCATCGGATTGAAGAAGAGCTCTATTATCGCCGGGCGTTTATTGGTGGAAAGCGACCCCGACGACCGCGGGCAAGGCCGGACCAAATCGGGAAAGTGGCGGGAGGTTCCGCTCAACCGCTACGCGAGGTGGGCAGTCAGGCACCTGCCTGACCCACTGGTGTCGGCCCATAGAGACACGGTAACGGGCTGGTTCAAGAGTGACTCCGCTGCGGCAGGTGTAGGTGGCAACTTGCATCGGCTACGCCATACCTTCTGCGCCCACATGGTCATGGCGGGCGGGGGCGTGTCATTACGAAGGGTCCAATTACTGGCCGGGCATGCCAACTACGCGACCACTGAGCAGTACTACGCTCATCTGGGCAACGAAAGCGATTTTGACGCCGTGCGAAGACTCAAGTTCTAAGACCCGCAGTACCTCGGCTGGCGCGCCCCGCCCTCACCCAAGCCTTCAGGGGGTCCTTCGCCCTGGGCTTCGTCACCGTCGGCGGACGGATTGGCGCCAGCGCTTCCTTGACCCGCTCCAGCTCCTTCGCCCCCGCATCGGCCAGACGCCGGGCCTGCTGCAGCTGTTCGGGTGTCGGCGGCAGGCCGGGCAGCGGCGGCAGAGGTTCCCCCGGGGAGTCGCTCACCATCCGAGCCACAGCGGCTCGCAGCCGCATCTCTGGGTAGAGCCTGGCCGCGCACCACCGCTCGGCGTAGCGCTTGCCCTGGTCGACGCTCGCCGCCCATACATCCTTGGTCTGCCACATCTTCCGGGCATCGAGGTGCACGCGCACCCCGCGCTCCTTCGCCGGCGAAACCTGGGCGATCTGCCGGCCACTCCACCACAGCACCCACGTGTCCCTCAGCTGGACCCAGCCGGAGGGTGGCGGTGTGGTACGGAAACCTTGATAGCGGTGCATGGGAAGCATGGCCGGGAGCATACGACCGGGCGTCGCAGATTCTGCGAACGACAAGGCAGCCTGACTGAACGGTTCGGCCGACGGAGCCGGCGCGGCGCTGCTCAAGCGCCTCCGGGTTGAGCTGCCTGCGGCCCCGGATCCGGCGAGACCAGCATCGCCGGCCTCCCCCGCGAACGCTATCAGGGAACCGCGCACCGCTCGCTCAGGTTTCGCCTATGCCGCCAGCCGGTGCTCGTAGAACGGGTGCCGCTTGTCGTCAAAGATCCGGTACAGCGCCGCCAGGTCGGCAGGATCAGGGTTCAGCCAGGCGTCGACGTGCTCAGGCTTGATGTTGATGATCGTCCGGTCGTGGCCGGCGGCGGCCACCTCGGGCTCCGGGTCGTCGGTGATCGCGGCAAACGAGAGTAGATCCGGCTCCTTGCCGGCCGGGTCCACCCAATGCGACCACAGGCAGGCCACCAGCATCGGCTCGCGCGTGCGCGGGGTGAACTGCACCACCTGGTTCTTGCCGTCCGGCCCCTCCACGTTCTCGTAGAAGGTATCGACCACCATCAAGCCGTGGGTGTGGCCGAAGGCCGGCGCCCAGAACTTCTCCAGGCTGTCTCGGCGGGCGTTGTAGGTGCCGGGGAAACGCTGGTCGTAGTTGGCCGGCTTGCCGGCCAGGCGGCACTGGTAGCGCATCGGCTTGATCGTCAGCTTGCCGCCGTCGGAGACAATCACCGGTGCGTAGACCCCGGGGAAGATCCGGCTATCCCGGTCCTTGCCCTCGGCGCGCTTGAGGTCGGCCAGCTTGCCCATCGCGCGCTCGATCTTGTTGCCGGCGATCCGCACGTCTTCTCGGGCCTTCTTCGTCTCCTTGGCCTGCAGCGATCGTTCCGCATCGGCCAGCCGCTTGCGGTTGGCGAAAACCTCCTGCTCCAGAATGGCGGCCTCGGCCTGGTTCCACTGCTGGATCTCCGCCCACACGGCCAGCTCTGCCGCGCTGGTGCCGGCCCGGAATGCGTCGTCCATCGCCTTCGGGGTCTTGGGCCGCTTCTTACCCGGGTCATGGGCGTGTAGCGCGGCGAATTCCTGCAGCGACACGGTGGCACCGGTCATGCGGACCAGCTTCTGATAGGCGGCTTCGATTTGGGCGGAATAGCACATGGCCGCAATCTGGCCGCAGGCCGCGTTGTGGCAGCGTGATGGATGGGGCAGCAGTCAGTCCGCACCCAATCCAGCGACAAGGGGGCTTCCGTGTCCAAGGCCGGATCCCGATGGCCACCCTGCCATCACGTCGTAGGCGTCCACGTCAGCCTGCGTCTGCAACTGCTCAATTGCCTCATGGTGCGCGCGCTCGGCGGTGAAGCAGGCCTGCACGTGAGCGGAGATGGCCAGGGCGATACCTTGCAGTTCGGCCGCTGTCAGCTGCACCCACCCGCTCTGCGCCTTGAAGTCCACCGATTCCAGCCCACCGAGTTGGATGGCCGACAGAACGCCGCTCAGACGGTTCTGATCGTCCAAATTGGTGCCCACACGCACGCCGTTGATGAGAATGCCGCCGGTTTCGTGCAGCCAACGCTGCTCCGTTGCTGCAGCCACTAGTTCAGCGCGCGCATCTTCCACCGACTTGATTGGCGTCACCGGCAGCGGCGTGTTGCCACCCTTGAGCCACGTTTCGTAGTCATCCCACAACCACGTTCCGCGCGACACAAATGTGCCATTGCTCAAAACCACATCGGGATCTTTGGTGAGTTGGTACATGTTAAATCTCCGCGTCTGCGACGAAGTGATACCAACCGCCCCAGCGTCCTGGACCGTTGTTGTAGATGATTTCAAAACCAGCAGTACCGATGTTCACGACAGTCACAGCAACGCGGGTGTTGTCATCTTGGTTAACAAACCCTGGCGGTGTGGGCGAAGCATCGTTGCTGTTGTTGGGGTAGACCGTAACGCTCGGGTTGATGCGCTTGGTCACCTTGAACCGCTGTCCCGTGAACTGCTGCCCATTGGTGTTGGCGCTATTGCCCAATGCGCAACGCCCGACGTTGTCGCTTGCACTAGGAGCCACGCCGAGGTTGTACGATTTCTCGTAGTAGCGTTGTGCCAGCGCAAGCTCCAAAGCAATCGGGCGGCGTTCAAACGGCGTGGCAACTGCACCCGGTTCCCATTTGATTTGGCTGAAATATATTGAACCGGTCTGTGGCGTCAGCCCTCCCGTTCGACTAACGAAGTTGCTACCTGCACTGCTCCATAGCGCCACAACCGCAGCATGTCCGTAGTTGGCAGTCTTGCCGGCCACAGAGGGCATCGTCACCGTCTTCTTGATGTAATTCATGCCAGCGGCGAGCGTGAACGTCTCGGGTGAAATTCCCAACACTGGAGCCGATCCACCGCTACCAAACGTCTGCGCAAATTCAACTGCGATCTTGCGCCCAGCCGCGCCACCGTTGAAAACACGGAAGCTCAGCGTGCACACCTTGCCGGCAAATGTGCGAACGTCCTCCACTCGTTGTTCCACCACTTGGTGGCACTGAGCGTTGTCCGTGTTTCCGGTGATGTTCACCGCCAGCGTGTAAGGACTATCTGGAAAATTGTTCTCGCCCGGCAGAGGGATGTGCTGCCAATACTGTTGCCCGGTGACAAAACCCTGCTGCATGAACCAACGATCAGCGGTGTACGTATTGCTGTTTGCAAACTGCGTCCCCCGCTGCCAGAGGTCGAAGTCACCGTTAATCAGCACGTTGTTGCCGAGCATCCGAGCCGCCAGCGCAGCGTCAGTCGCAGTACGCGCGTTGGCTTCGGCCTGCACCGCAGCGATGCGGTCCGCCGCTTCCTGATCGATGCGCACGCCGAGTGCGGCATCTGCCGCTGTGCGCGCGGCGATCTCGTTGTCCAAGCGCCCGCCTGTCTCTCCGCCGCCGGCCTCCAACGCCACCAGGCGCGCCTCGGCATCTTGGAAGTTGTCGTTGCAGGTCGCAAACGCGGTGAAAGCGTCGTCTCCTGGCTTGCCATCTGGCTGGATGGTCGTTTGATCGATGAGTTTCTGCGGCATGTGTGTTCCCTGTTGGAATTGCCCACGGCAAAGCAGGCCGAACTTGTCGGCCTGCGCTATGGGCTGTTTCAGTTTTCGACCGAGATCACCGCGAGACTTTGCGTGATGGTCTGCTGCTGGAAGGTGCCGGATGTGTGGGTCACGTCCTGGGCAGTGAAGCCAGAGATAACTGCGCGGTACTGCATCGTTTCAGAGCTAGGGCTGGTGTCGTTCACGGTGAACGATCCGCCCCAGTTGGACACGGCGCGATCCGCCCCGTCCGGCTCATTCATGATGTTCACCGAGCCCCCAACGTTGAGCACCTGCCACAGCGATTCAGCGTTGTTGCCGATCTTGCGGTAGATATCGACGCGTGCTGTGTTTTGCCCGGCACCGGCCACGAAGCCAGATGGACCCAGCGTGGTCTGAACCCGCTCGTGACGCCGGGTGAAGCTGACCGTCACTGTGCGCACGCGGCCGTTGGTTGCGAATGGACCGTTGACCAGCTCCGTACCGATGGTCTGTGTGGTCGTGGTCTGAACCGCGTTGCGCAGAATGCCGGCCGACAACTGGCCGCCGAAGTACGCACTGCCGTTCGCGTCCATCCACATCATGGCGTTGGTCTTCGATGCGGCGGCGGCGCCGACGTTGGGGCCGAAGTAATCGATCAGGTTGTCACCGTTGGCACCGAATCCGGGACCGATGATTCGCTGTGCCGCTCCTTTCCATACGCGCAGGTAGCCGTTACGCCACTCCATGCCCTCGGAAGCACCGTTGGGCGCGACGATCTCCATGCTGTTGGTCAGGAATCGCAGACTGACCACGTTGCCGTCGTTACCCAGCTCCATGCCGCCGACCAACGGGCCGTTGCCAGCATCAGCGATCAGATGCAGGAACGCCTTGGCCATCACTTGCGCCAGGCCACCCTCGGTCTGCACCACCCGGGCTTCCATGCCCTGAACGACTTGCGCGCTTGCCTTGCCGTCCACCTCGGCCTTGACCGACGTGAGCTGGCCGGTGACCGCTTCGATGCCCCGCTCGGTTACCTCAACCCTGGCGCTGATCTCCTCGACGTAATCGGCTGAGGCCTTGCCGTCCAGTTCGACCCCGAGGTGCTGGACCTGTACCGCCTGGGCCGCCTGCTCCGTGGCGATGACCTCGATTGACCTGGTCGCACTGGCCTCGAAATCGCCCAACTCGGCGCGCACCGATTCCACCTGCTTGGCGGTGGCCTTATCGCCTTGCACAATGACCGACTGCCAGGTCTTGACGCCTGCGTATACGTTTCGATCCCCCGCGTTCCAGTCGCGGTCGCCGGCGTGCTTGTACGTCATCTGGGCTTCGAGCGACGAGGTTCTATCGCCGACTGCCCGGACACCGTCCTCCGTTTCCTCGACCCGTGCTGAGACGGCGTCCAGCGCCTCCGCAGAGGCCACAGCGCCGTCTCCTGCGGGCATCCTCACGGACACCCGCCCGATGGCCTCAGCGTTGGCGCTATCGCCATCAGCGCGCGCTTGGCGTTCTTCCGTCACGCTCGCCTCGGTGGCCAGCGGCCCGTCACCTACCGGCATGCGCGCCTGCAGGATCTCGATTGCCGTTGCCGAAGCCTCATCGGCACTGACGCGTGCGTCCCGCTCTGCCGCGAACAAGCCGGTGGCGACCTGGGACAGGTCGGTCCCTTCGTAGTCGCCACGCAGCTGGGCAGCCAACGTTTCCCGCTTGCTCGCCTCGGCTACGTCACCCGCCACCCGTGCCCGTGCTTCCTCCTGCACCAGCGCCACGCCTGCACCCGGCGTTGGCCGGCCGATGGCCACCCAGTCCACCATGAAGTAGTTGGCCACCGCCTGCTCATCGCCGAACTGCAGGCGGACTGCATCCACCTCGCCCGGCCACCAGGCAATGTCCGCCACGTCGACGGTGGCCACACCGTGGTCATCCCACAAGGGCTGGGGGATCGGCGCCCGCTTGTCCACGTCCCAGTTCTGGTCCTCGGCCGTGATCCACTGCAGGTAGCCGTTCCACACCGGCGTGCCCACTCGCTTCACGCGCAGCTTGGCGAACCGATAGGCGCTGCCGTCGATCTCTAACGCCGGCGGCGACTGCACCCATGGTGCATCGGTGCCATTGGCCGGCCGCAGCCAGCCGTCGATCACGGTGGGATCGGACTCGTTGCCGGTCCAGCCCTCGGCCGTGGTGTCGAAGTACCAGATTTTCCGGCTATCGAACTGCGTGCCGCTGCCGGCCACGATCTCAGACAGCGCGCGCGACAGCGATTCAACGTCGCTCTGGCGGCTTTCGGCCTCCAGCGTGATGGCGGCCTCGCGCGCCAGTCGTTCGTTGAGGTCGCCGCCTGCTCGGTGTTGCGCCTCCTGGGTGATTGCTTCCATGGCGTCCGACACGCCCTGCTGCCGCAGCGCCGCCTCGGCCAGCAGATCGCGTGCAGCATCGGCCAGCCCGTCGGCCCGGGCAGCGGCCTCGATTGCGTCCCCCTCAATGCGGTCGGCAATCTCCTTGGCCAACCGCTGCTGCTGCTCGATCAGGTCGTTCGTGGTCGGCGACGGCGTGGCCTCCACCACGGAACCAGAGCCCGGCTTTCCGCGCACGGTCGCGGTGATCCGAAACCACCACTTCGTGCCGCTGCCGTCGCTGTAGAGGTAGCGGGTTTCGACGGTCCGGTAAATCTCCGTCCACGGCCCCTGCGGGCTCGGCCCGCGCTCGATCACGTAGATCACCCCGGCCTGGTCGACCGGGTTCCATTCGATCAGCACACCATCGGCCACGGGGTTGGGGACAACCCCGTCCACCGGCGGCACCTCCGGCGGCCGATAGGCCACCGGGAACCAGGTCGAGTAGCGCGGTGCCGGCGGAGACGGGGACGGCAGCGCGCCCACGCCGATTTCCACCAGCGTGAGTTTCCTTTGCAGCATGGCAATACCTCAGATCGCGTTGAGCGCTTTGCGCAGGTCGGCACTACTGGACTTGCGGACGCCTTGGGTGGTGGTGGCCAGCAGATCCCGCAGCAGCTGGTTCTGCTCGGTGAGCAGCGCATTGCCCTGCTGCACTGCTGTGGTGGTCTGCGATTGCGCGTCCTTGTTCACCACCAGGTCGAACACGGCACGGCTGAAGTTGTCCGGCAGCGCTTCGATTGCATCAGCCAGTTGGCCCATGCTCGTGCCGTCCTCCTTGTCCAGGTCACCCACCTTCATGCCGTCGATCAGGCCGGTTACCTGGTCGTACAGACCGTTGTAGTCCTTGCCGCTGGCATACAGATTGCGACCGAAGCCCAGTGCCGCCTGGGCCGCTGACTGAGCAGCGCTGGTGTCGCCACCGGCCACCGCCCGCTGCAGCTCCTTCATCGCCTCGCCCAGCTTCTCCTGGTCCGTCAGCGGCGACAGGTCGCTGATCGACAGGCCGTACTGCATGGCCTTTTTGTCCTTGTCGATCTGCGCCTGCAACTTGCCCATGTTCATCGCCCGCAGGGCTTCGATCTTGGCCAAGTCCTCAGCGCGAGCACCGGACAGGCCCAGTGCCTTGGCGTAGTCGTTGGCCGACTTCACCTGCTGGCGGTAGGTGCGCTCGATGGTCAGCGCCTGCTGCTGGTAGCTCGACAGGTCGCCGGTCATCAGCTGCGTGGAAACGTCAGCCATCAGCGTGGCGTAGTTCCCCAGCAGCCCCGTCACCTTCTGGACCTGCGTGGCCAAGTCGGTGCCCGCAACGCTGGCCAGGTCCTGGAAGTAGTCAACGGCCTTGTTGACCTTCTCCACCTCCATGCCGCTGAGGGCTCGGCCCAGCTCGTCGGCGTTGCCCACCGCCAGTGCAATGGAAGCACTGAGAGCCGAGAACACATCCGACGCTTCGAAGTAGCCATCCAGCTGGCCGCCGAACCCTGCCGCACGTACTGCCTCGGTAAACAGGCGGTCCGTCATGTCGGCCAGGTAGGCCTCCAGCTGCGCCTTCGCCTCTGCGGAATCTGCGGACAGCTGCATCTTGCCCAGCGACACCTTCACCCCGGCCAGTTGCCCGGAGAGATCCACGCCCAGCTGCTTGGCCAGGTCAGTTGCTGCGCCACGCACCTGACGAGCCGCCATGTCGAACGTGCGATCGATGCCCGGATCCAGCGCCCCGTACTGCGTCCACTTCTTGTCGCTGCGGAACAGCCCGCCCTTGGCCTTGATATCGGCGTAGGACTGGCCGTTGAAGCCACCGAACCCGTAATCGCCGGTGATGCCTTGCCCGGTCACCTTGGGCGCGCTGCGGCCGAACAGCTTGGCGTGGATGCTGGAGCCCGACAGGATGGATGCCGTCTTGTCGTTGAAGCCCAGTCCACGGAACCCCTTATCCGCGAGCCCAACGGCACCGGCCGTTGCAATCTTGCCGGCCCAGCTCTCGCCGTTGGCAATGTCCCAGCCCTGATCGAACAACTCGGCATTTTTCATCATGCCGGCGACGATCCAGCCGATGATCGGCACCGCTGCGGCGGCCGTCGATGCGGCACCGGCACCAGCTGCCGCGGTTCCGCTCGCTGCGGAGGCGCCACCGCCGGCGAACGCAGCCACGTTGTTGCCGAACCCTGCGAGGCTACCGGCACTGATTCCGCTGGTGGCCGCACCCGCCCCAGCGCTGAACAACCCCTGCCCCTTCGACAGCAGGCCGGCGATGTTGCTCAGGTTCTTGCCGCCGGCGGCCGATCCGTTGCCACCGAACAGGCCCATCAGGCTGTCCAGGCTGAAGCCACCGCCCTGCCCGCCCCAGCCGCTGATCCCCTCCATGATCTTCGTCTGGATGGGGATAACCAGCTTCTGCTGCAGCAGCTCCCGGGCAATGTCCCGCAGACCCTGCTTGGCTACGTCCTTCAGGTCGTCCCACAGACCGTTGAAATCGCGCAAGCCACTGGCCACGAAGTCGGCCATTGCGTCGGCAACACCATCCACACCGTCCAAGACCACATTCGCCCAGGCCTCGGCATTTGCCGCTGCTTCCTCCACCTGGATCGACAGCGCAGCCGACGCGTCGGCTGCGGCAAGCATCGACCGTTCGTAGGCCTCATAGCTTTCCGCGCCCTTCGCCAAGGCGAGCGCTTCCTTGCCTCCGGCCGCCTCCACTGCCTTCTGCAGCTCCTGCCGCATGTCGCGCTCGTTCATCATCTGCCGGCGCGACAGTTCGCGAGCGCGGCCGACCTTGCCCAGCATGGCCACCTCGGCGTCCATGGTCGCCAGCAGCGCTTCGGGACTGGACAGCGCCTTGTTGACCTCAGCACTTGAGATTTCCAAGGCCTTCTGCGACTCCAACACCAAGGTGTTGTAGGCCGCGCGCTCAATGCGCCCCTCCTTCAGCGCCTCCCTGAGCTTGTCCTCCAGTTGCTTCTGGCGCTCGGTGGCTTCCGCGAGCGGTCCGGCCATGGTCGCGGCGGCCATCGCCGCCTGCTCGTTGTAGCGCTTGGTTGCCTCCGCATCGGCCTTTCGGTCCTTCGCGCCCGCACGCTCAGCCGCCGCCGCGCCCTTGCGGGATTCGGTGAAGGTCTTCTGCGCGGCAGCCAGCTCGGTCTGCAACCGGATGTACTGCGCGCCCTGTTCGATGTACTGCTTTACCTTCGGGTCGTCACGCTTGGAGAAGTCGACGCCGCCGGCCTGGGCTTCCTTGAACCAGTCGGCTACATCCAGCTTCGCCACCTCGCCCGCGCTCTTGCCGACACGCGCGAGCTGTCCGGGCAGCGACTGCATGGCCGATGCAATGCGCTTGCCTGCCGCCCCTGCCGAGTCCCCAAGGACATTGAACGATCCCGACAGCGCGTCGGTCGCGCTCTTGGCCTGGGTGCTGCTCCCGGTGAACGCCTCCAAGATTGCCCGCTTGCGATCAACCTCCCGGCCAGCAGTGGCCGCGGCTGCGGTTTCTTCAGTCAGGCTCTTTGCCACAGCAGCCGCAGCAGGAGACCCCTCAATCATCGACTTCCATGCCGCTTCAAGGCCAGCCGAAAAATCATCAGCGCTGATCTTGCCGGCTTTGAATGCTGAATCTAGCCGCTCGGTTTCCTTGATGAAGTCCGAGGCTTGCCCGACGGTAGCAAAGTTGGTGGCAGCGGCCACCATCTCGGTGATCGAATCGGTGATGGTCCGATAGTTGGCGTCGATCTCTTTTTGCAGGCGCAGGATCTCACCTGCCTGCATCTGGCTGTTGAGATCCTTGAACTTCTCGATCGCCGTGTCCGCAGCGCCACCGAAGTCAATCAGCGCTGCAGCGGCAGTAGTGGTGTTGTCGCGGAAAAGCAGCCAGCCAGCGGCGGCGGTTGCCAGCATCGTGACAATTCCGGCAGGCCCGCCCAGCATTGCCAAGGTGGACGCTCCCGCCCTCGCGGCCCAGCTTGCGCTTGCGGCCGCCGACTGGGTCTGCGCCTGAGCGAGTAGCAGCGTCGCCTGCCGGTGCTCAAGCGTCGCGGCAGCAGCCTTGGAGCTGACAGATACGCTGCCGCCGATTACCTCCATTCGGCGGACTTCAGCCTGCGCATCGAGCATGGCCGCACGTGCGCGCAATTCAAGCTGCTGCGCAGAAGCAAGATTCTGCGCCGCCGCGGCGCGATCAGCGGCCATCCCTGCGTTTGTTGCCGCTACCCGCGCGAGAAGCGTCTTCAGCAGTGGGCCCGAAGCTACCGCCGCACCTGCAACGGCAACCATCTGTAGGTTGTTGCCGAGCGCGCCAATACCAGCGGCCAGCGCTTGCGATGCGCCGGTCGCCTCGTCGGCCCTACCGACCATTACCTGCAAGTTGTTGTTGAACAGAGTCAGCGACTGCCCAACGGTGGCGGTCACCTTGCCGAACGCCTCATCAACAGCTCCGGCCTGGCTTTGCAGCGCGCTGATCACCTGTTGTGACGACAACTTGCCGGCAGCGCCGAGTTCACGCAGCTTCCCGATCGGTACGTTCAAGCCTTTCGCGATGGCCTGTGCCAACGCCGGCGCCTGCTCCATCACAGAGTTCAACTCTTCGCCACGCAGAGTGCCCGACGCAAATGCTTGGCCAAGCTGTACTAGGGCCGCTTCTGCACCAGCAGAAGTTGAACCACTTATGACCATCGTCTTGCTGATAGTCTCAACAACGCGCGCCAAGGCGGCGCCAGACAGACCGGTGGCCTCCTGGTTCATCGCGATGCGCTGGTACAGCTCAGCAGTGGCCCCAAGCGGCTGTCGAGCAGCGCCAGCGATGCGGACCACGTCCGCCTGGGCCGCGGCAAACTGCGCTTGCCCTTGCGTCACCAGGCGTAGACGATTGTTGAGGTTTGTCCACTCGTCCGCCTTACCAATGGCAGCCTTCACTGCGGTCAGCGCAGATGAGAGTCCGATGGCCTCGAACGCCACGCGACGAAAGCCTGCGGCCACCTCGTCGGCACCCCGCCGCGCGGCTTCGGTCATTGAGGTTTGAATCGTCGCCATGTCGCGCTGAACTACGCGCGCAGCCTTTCCGCTGTCACGCTCGAAGGATCCCGACTTCAGCAGCAGGTCAACGGTAAGGGTGTAAAGGCTCATCGCTTTTCCCAAAAAAAAAGCCCGCACAGAGCGGGCTTTGAGACTTATGAAGGGAGTGACTTAGCGGATCGGGACGTCCGACCCGTTGATAGTCATGTCAGTCACGATTCCAGCTGCGTTCGTGATACAGGACGCCGAGGCCGGCTGCGCGGCCCCGCCTTTCGTGGCCAAGATCAGGCCTGACCCAGCCGGCCAAGCAAAGTAGTGCTCTCCAGCCGTTCCCCAGTCCTTGGAGTACGGGACCTTCGTAGCACTCGGATTATCCGACGCAGACTGAATTGCGCTCATGCAGTTCAACAGGGCCTTCTTTGAGCCGTCATCCTTGGGCGACGAACAACCGGCCAGCGCCACAAGCAGCAACGGCGCGAACAACTTCCCAAAGTTCATAGAACCTCCCTAGATTTTCAGGGATCATGCCAGCTACGCAGGGACTTCCTCAAACTCGATGTACCCGGAAAAGTACTGCCGGCTGATGTTTTCGGCAGTCGGCAGCTGCGTGGGGTAGCCGTAGAGCGCTGACCGGGCCGCCAGCAGCGGATCGAATGCCTTGGTCGCCATATCCCGGTATTGCGGGACAACGCAGGAGCGGCGACGGCCAGCCAGTGCCGCGCCGATCGTCTCCCAGTCCGTTCCGTTCAAGCCTCCCCCGCGAACAACGTCCGTAGCCCGGCCGGAAAGGTTGCAGGTTAGCCTGCGGTACAGCGCTCCAGGCACGGTATTGACCTGCCCGCCCTTCGTCCTGGTGTGAGCGCTGGTGTCGATCGTGGCAACTCCCCAGCCGTCGCTGATACCAACGTCCACGGCTTGGAAGATGGCGATCTCGCCGATATCAACGTTGGTCACGGTGGTGTCGATTTCCACGGACACCGTTGTGACAGGCACAGAACCCTGCGGGAAGAGCCATGCGCACACGCTTCCGTCAGGGAGCCGCGTGGTCGTGCCAGCGGCGCCGGCGGCGCGCACCGCCACGCCCGCTGGGACGTTGAGGCCCAGCACCGCCACGATTCCCGGCACGACAGCCTGCGCGAGCGTCACCGTGACGGACAACGCGCCTGTCCGGCGGACCCGGCTTGCGCGTCCGGGCTTGCCGTCGAACAGCGCGGCCCCTTGATCGCTGCTGAGCCATGTTCCACCGGCCAGCGCCACGGTCACCGCGGCGGGCATTCCATATCCGATAAGCACCCTCTCACCCCCACAAGGTCAGCACCACATCACCCGTGGCTGGGTTTCTCTCAACTCGGCGCACCAGCACCGGCTTGCCGTCGGCCAGGCCGTACCGGCTGTAGTACAACCGGCCAATCTGCCCCGGCAGCGGCGCAAGCTGCTGATCACCGCGGACGGTGACCTGGTAGAAGAAGCGCTGCCGCTGATAGATGGCCACCACCCGGTCGATTTCGGCCTGAGCGTCGGCGGCCAGCCAGAACAGCGAGATCACCGGATCTGCTGCCTCGGCTCGGCGGTAATGGGCGTCCAACGGCCCAGCCGCGAACACCTGGCCGCGATACAAGGCGGTCAGTTCGTCACGCCGCGCCTGCGGAACGTCGACCACGTCGGTGACCAGGTCCGACGCGCCCAAGGCTTGGGCATTCGGCCTGTAGGCCATGCGTCGGGTGAGGTTGGGCGCTTCATCAGGCACGCCCACCAGGTCGCTGGCCATATCGTCGTCGGTCAGCTCGAACGCCGGCACATCCTCGTAGCTCTCCGGCGCTACCACCCGGACGAATCGCAGCACCCCGGTCGCGTCCTGGTAGCACCCGGTGCCATAGCTGGGCAGGATCGCGTTGAGCGCGTCGCGGCCCGTGATCGAGGTTCCTGCGTAGTACCCGACCCCGGCGTAACCCGAGGCCGCATCCACGGCCGCACAGTCCGCTGCCGACCACGCCCCCATGCCCAGGCGCCCCATGATCTCGGCGACGGCCACAGACAGCGTTGCTGGCGCCATACCGGCACCCACGCTGGACAGGTCCACCACCACAGGCGTCACCGGTGGAGACTTCATCAGCAGCTGCTGCTGATCCGGCGCAACTTCAAACGTCCCTGGCTCCATCAGGTCGCCGCGATCCATTACCGCGTCGACATAGACCGGGCCATCGGCCAGGAACATGGAGGTGGCATCCGAGTTGCCGCCAGCGGCCGGCACGCTCGCCACGGCGCCGATCACGACCGGCTGCGGCTTCCATGCCAGTGACGCGACATTGGGCAGGAAGACGCCGCGGTTGATGGGCTGGGCCAGATAGTCGTGCGCGTCCCGCAGATGGAGGGTCTTGCTGCCGTCGTCGTTGATCTCGATCTGATCGATCGCGCAACGGAACACCGGCGCCGCGTCGGCGAGCATGGCGGTCTCATCAACCAGCAGGATCTGGACCGAGGCACCGGAGCCGCCCGAGAGCGCGAGACCATCAAGCATGCCCTCGGCATCTGCCACCACGCACTCAGCCGCTGCCGTTTGCGAGACGGGGTCACCGCCCCACGGCCAGAAACTCAACTCCTGCACCAGGTTCACGCCCTCGGCGACCAACCCTTCATAGCGGGCATTTGCCGGGCTATCGCCTGGTGCGGAGAGCCAGTCGGCATCAGCCAGCCGCATCGATGCGGCCTGGGCCTGCTCCAGCCGCCACCCGGCAATCGCGGCATCGCTCCGCGCGCCCCACTGTCCAGCGTTCACGGCCAGGCACAGGCCGCCAGCCTTGGTTGCGGCCAGGGATGCAGCAAAGTGCAGCGGACCGGCCAGCAGCAGGTCGCGCTGGTGGACCAGCGAGCCGTTGAGATAGAGGTGCAGCCGGGACGGGCTCCCGAACGACACTCGCATCCCGACGATATCGCCGTGCTGGACCAACGGGAGGCCCGTGGCGACGGCGCCGATGCCTTGTATCAGCCGGCCGGTTGCCAGCTCCCAGCCGATCCCCTCCCCGTTTGCGCCCGGTGCCTGGTTGAGTGGCGCCGCCGGCGTCACGAATCCGACCACGGCGGAAAGGTCGTCGTCACCCCACAGGGCGAACTCAACACCCACCACGCCGGTGATCACGGCGAAGTCCGATCGCGCGCACCGGTTGAGATCGGCCGCGGCCGTCGTTGCGAGAGTGAGCCCCCCATCTCGGGCGGCGAGCAATGGTCCAATGGGGAGCGCAGCGAAGCGCCCGAAGGTGTCGGCCATGGGTCATCCAAGAGATTCAAACCAGTCCTCTGCCTCGTCGTCGTCGGATCGGGGCACAAGGGCGTCCAGGTAGTGCTGCATGCCGCGCTTGGTGCCGCCCTGGCTGTGTGCAGCGGTGATGTAGGCGACGAAGGCAGCGGGCTTCAGGTGCAGGCTGACCGGGTCGATGGGATTGCGCTTGTGGAACTCCCACCATTCCAGAAACTCGCGGCGCGACATGGTCGCCTGCAGCTCCGACACCGGCCGGTGCAGGTGGCCGGCGAGGACCTTCCAAAACCAGTCCTCGCCACGCTGCCTTAGTCGTTTCCCGCGTCGGCCTGGGCCTGCGCGGCCTCTTCGCCGAAGCCGGAGTGCTTCATGGCCACGCGCTGCAGCTCTGCCGCCACCAGCGGTTTCAGCTGGGCGGCCTGCGTCACGTTCATCACAGGCTTGCCATCCTCGTCGCAGATGGATGCCGCGATCAGCTTGGCACGGTCGCCTTCACTCCACAGCTTGCGGAACTCCACATCCGGCAGCTCGCGCACGTGGAACTGCGCCTTGTCGCCATTGGGCAGGGTGATCGTGTCGGCGTGCACATCCTTCGAAGCGAACATGCCCAGGTTGGTGAACGACTGCAGGATGCTCACGGGCTGCTGCGGCTGGGTTTCCGGGGTGTCGTTGGTCTTGCTCATTGGCCGTTTCCTTGAATGGCGACAGGGCGCGCGGGCCGCGCACGGCTAACACGCGGAGGATCCGCGCGCCCTGCCAAAGAGAAGGCCCACCGAAGTGGGCCGAAAGAGAGAGCGCCGTTGTTGCCGTCAGGGCGTCGGGCGGTGCGTTTCGACTGCGCCGGAGCCACGGATGGTCATGGTGGCTTTCCACACGTCGTTGTCGGCCACCGTCACCGCGAAGTTCTGGACGAAGCCGTTGAACTGCTTCGACACAACCGTCGTCGGCGGGGTGATGACACCATCGACCGCCACCGGCTTGGCCGCGCCCGCCGTTTCGCTGGCCGGCGCAGTGACCAGGAAGTTGACCACCGCGCCAGTGCGGTGCAGTTCCTCCAGCGCCTCGGAATCGACGGAGTCATAGATCACCTCGATGCTCGTGCTGCCGGTCGCCTTGCGGCCCGCGACGAACTGATCCCAGTCGTCATCGAAGTCCGAGATATCGATTTCAGAGGCCTGGCCATCCGGGAAGCCGACCGAACGGACACGGGTCACCTTGATGACCTCCGCCGCGCCGATGGCGATGAACAGCTGGGTGTGCTTCGACTTGAGTACCTGTCCCATAGGGGTTTCCTTGCGTTGTGCCCGTCGCCGGGCATGAAAAAAGCCCCTTGCGGGGCCGGTGGATTGCCGTTGTGTGGATCAGCGCAGCTGCAGCAGGCGCGCGTCGAATGAAATGCCCATTGCGTCCGTGTTGTCGCTGTCGGGCGTGGGGTTGTGCGACTCGATGCTGCCCACGCGCTCGATCACATCCCGGATGGCGACGGCAACGCCGTTGGCCTGGCTGAGGCTCTCGCCCCACACGGTCAAGCGGACCCGCCAGCCGTCCGCCGGCGGCGGCTCAGACAGCATCGCGGTGGGCGAGCCACCAACAACTTCCCACGTCGCGTACGGGAGCGGCGTGCCCTGGGGCGCGCTGCCCAGAAACAAGCTGGCGGGGTCGCCGAGCACCTGCCGGACGGTCGCATCGTCTTCCAGCAGCGATTGGATGAGGGGAACCATCATCTCCAGCCCTCCTTCCTCAGCTGCTTGTCGAGCGCGGCCCGGGTTTCATCGATGATCACCTGCGCCGCCTCGGGGCCTTTGGCTTCCCCGGCCGGCGTCAAGAACGGCGAAGCCCGCTGCTTCTTCGTGCCGAACTCGAGGAACCGCCAGTAGTAAGCCCAGCCGCGGTCAACGTAGGATTTCCCTGCTCGGCCACGTCGCTTGTTCCGCTTGGTGTTGGCGTACTTGCGTCGGCGGCCAGACTTCAATCCAACGGTGAAGTACTCCCCGTCCTTGCCCACGCCAGCGCGGGACCTGTTTTGCGCGTTGGCTCGGCGCGTGATGATCTGGCTGGCCAAGAACCCCGACGCCTTCGGCGCACGGCGCCTCGCATCGTCCCGGATCGCATTGCCGCCCTTGCGCATACCGGCTCGGACCGCACTTCCCTGTACGGCCCTAGGCGCCTCCCGTAGCGATCGCAGCAAGCCGGCCAAGCCGTGAATGGATACCTGCTCAGCCATTGCTTAACCCCGCTACGGCGATGATCGCCATCTCGCTACCATCGTTGCTTGGGGCGATGCTCTTGATCGCATACGGCTTGCCCCGCTCCACAATGCGCCAAGTGGGCTCGACATGGCGCGGGATCAGGTCCCAGCGGACTTGCTCCCGATAGCGCTCGGCGCCAGCCGCGATCGCCTCTGCCGTGGCACTGAGCTGGTTCGTCTTCTTCGCCCACGCTTCTGCGACGAGCTCCCACCCCTTCTTGGCCGGTCCACCCAGCGGATCCCGTACGTCTACCGGCCGCTCGAAGCGGATCAGGTGGCGGCGCTGCCCTGCTGAAGTGGCCATCAGAATCGTTTCCTGTACCAAAGAAGCCTGGACACGCCGAGCGCGATTTCCGAGGTCAACTCGCCTACCGCGCTGCGGTTTTCCGCCCAGTTGCCGACCATCAGCAACACTGCTTGGCGCACGTCGGCCGTCAGTGCCATTTCGCCCTCGCTGGAAGGGGCACCCTCGACCAAGGTGCGATCGCAGTGCATCTGCACATGGGCTAGGGCAGCGTCAACGTATGACTGCAGCAACGCGTCGCTGATCTCGTCAACGATCCGGCACTGCTCGCGCACCAGTGGAAGGTCGAGGGAGATAGCCATTACTCCGACTTCCCGCTCTTCTGGGCGTCCGCCAGCACCTCCGCCAGGCGCTGCGCGCCCCAGCGACGATCGAAGGTGACGCCTGCCGCCTCCAGCTGCTGGATCAGCTGCTGCTTTTCATCTGCGCCGCCGGCATCAGCGACACCATCGGTGCCCGCGTCGACAGCAGCAGTCGGCTGGGTAGCGGCGGTGGCATCGCCACTGGCCGCCTGCTTGTCGCCAGCGTCGACCACGGCATCGGCCTGGGCATCCGGAGCCGCCGCCGCCGAGGTGTCGCCCTCGCCTGCCTTGGATTCACTCGGCTGGGCCGGCTTCGTCTCCTTGGGCGCTGCGCCTTCATGCAACTGCACCACCAGGCCCTTGCCGACAAGCGCGTGACCGTATTCGGGATCCACGTCCGGCAGAACATCGCCCGCCTTCACATCGGCAGACGGGGAATTGAGCTTCGGGGCATCGCCACGGAAGCCCCACAGTGCTTTGATTTTCATCTTCGTCACTCGGTATCGGGAGAGAGACCGGCGCATGGCCGGCCTCTCTCGTGGTTGGCGGCGATTAGGCCTGCGGCTTGAAGCGGCCCTTCACGAACGCTTCGACGCGGCGCTTGGCCAAGCCCAGGCGCTCTTCCACCAGCAGCACGCGCTGGTTCTTGACGAAGTCGTCGTTGATCAGGCCGACCTTGAACAGGAAGCTCATGCGGTCGTAGATCGTGGCGCCGCGCTGGAAGTTGGCGACCAGGAACTCGCCACCGGTGGTGGTGCCGTCGCCCTCGTCCATGCTGTCCGAAGCCACCACCGGGCGGCCCCACAGGATCGGGGTCACGAAGCCCTGCAGGTTGGCGAACAGGTAGCGGTTCTGGCTGTCCTTCTCCAGCTCGATGTTCATCCAGTCCAGCTCGGTCATCACCGTGGCATCGGCCGACAGCTTCGACTGCTTGCGCACCTGATAGATCGCGCGGCGAACCGTGTCGATCGAGGTGTCGCTGGCCTTGGACAGGTCGTCATCGAACAGCGTGGCGTCAGTCATCAGGCCCGGCAGGTTGTTGCCCAGGCCGTCGCCCTTCAGGATCTGGGCTTCTTCTTCCAGCTTCAGGTCGTAGCGCAGCAGCTGCTGCAGGTAGCCGTACATCTGCGGCACGTCGTCCAGCGCTTCATCGGTGACCGGGATCCAGACCGCCAGCTTCTTCACCAGATCGGTCTTCTGCTCGAAGGTGACGTTGCTCTGCGGCTTGGCGGTGCCCTCGCCGACCGCACCGGCGCCGCGGGTGTGCAGCTTCTCGCGGAAGTAGGTATAGCTCTGGCCGGTGACGGAGATCGACGGGATCAGGTCGCGGATGCGCAGTTCCTGGCGGATGCCCGGCTGGATGGTCGGGTCGAAGTTGGGGACCACGATGCCGGCGCTGGTGACAGCCTTGGTTTCCTGCATGGACGCCAGTTCGTCCTTCTTGACCTCGATCTCAGCCGCTGCCTTCTCACGGCCCTGCAGCGCCTTGTACTCGTCGTTGCCCTTGATGAAGTCGATGAAGCCCTTCTTCGTGCCGGGCTGATTGCCCAGGCCGATGCCCTTTTCTTCCAGCTTCAGGACCTTGTCGACCACCTTCTGGATCTCGTCGGTGGCGGTCTGGATCTGCTTCTTCAGGTCGATGGTGACCTGGTTGCCCTTTTCGATTTCGGCCGAGGCGCTGTCGTACTTCTTCTGCAGGCCGGCGAAGCCGTCCTTCAGCTGCTTTTCCAGGCCTTCGCGGATCTCAATGATGTTGTCCGGCATTAGTTCGTTCCTTCAAAGATGGATTGGATGGAGTTGCCGAGTTTCTGCAGCTGTTTCACGGTCTCCGTGTCCCCAATGCCACCGTCTCGGTGGATCGCGGGAAAGCCGAGCGAGGCGACGGCCGCCGCCTCTTTCTGGGACAGCCCCATGCGTTCGCGCAGGGCTGATTCGAAGGCGCGAACGTCGGACTTGACGCTCATCACCTGTGCTTCCGGGTTCATGCCGAAGGGGACGACCGAGGCCTCCCACAGTTCGGCCTTCTTGATGACGCGCACCCGCCGTCCCTCGCGGTTTTCAATCGCGTCCTCCAGCGTGTTGAAGCCGACCGACATTTCGTCCAACGTGCCGGCCTTCATCAGCTCGTAGGCGTCCTTGGCGTAGCTGACGTTGAGGTTGACCTTCCCTTTCAGGTGCAGGCCGTTGTCGTCCTGCTTGAACTCGGCATCGCCGATCAAACGGGTCAGGTTGTGGTACAGCGCCAGGCGTAGCCGGCCAGTCCTGGTCGTCTTCACCTTGACGAAGGCGCCCGGCAGGATCAGGTCCTCACCGAGGTCAACGTTGTTGAACACCGAGGCGTAGCCTTCGAAGTTGCCGGCGTCGTCCGCCGCCTTGACCTCGAACGGGCAGGAGTACTTGCTAAGCATTGGCGGGATCTCCCGTGGGGTCGTCGTTGCTGGAATCGGGTTGGTTGCTGGTCCACCGGGTGACCTGGTTGTATTGATCACCGTCCAGCGCGGGGAGGTTCTCCTTCACCCGCACCTCGTTGATGGTCATCCAGCCCGAGCCACCGGAGCCGCCAAGGGCGGTCTTGTAGTAGGTGGAGCGGGCGCCGCTATCCGCGCGCAGCAAGCCCTCCACGACCGCCTCAACAAAGATCTCCGTGTCAGCGAAGAGCTTGTCGTTGATCTCGCTTTCGATCGCGTCCAGATAGGGCTTCAGGCCGAAGGTCACAAAGCCGCTGGTCTGCTGTTCAAGGTTCGAACCAAGAACCGAAGTCGAGCGCGCGCGATTGGTCAGGTAGAGCGGAACGCCCCAGATGCCGGCGAGTGCTTCTTCCTGGAACTGCTGCGACTCGATGAACTGACTGTCTTTCTGCGTCAGGCCTGCCGGCGTGATCGTCGGCCCGCCCTGAAGGATGGCCATCTTGCCCAGGTCATCCACATCACCCTGACGAATATCCGGCAGCTTCGCCTTGATCTGCGCCTGCTGCTCCTTTGTCAGGAACCCGGGATAGATGATGTAGCCACCGGTGAAGCCGCCCTTTCGCATGAACCGTGCCGACCAGTCCTGCGCGGCGCGCGCCAAGCCGATCGTTTCGGCCTGGTACTCCACCGGTGAAAGGCCGACGATGCCGTCCGGGCTGAACAGCTTGAAGTGCAGCATGTTTTCCGGCGAGACAGGTGTCTCCTTGCCGTTGATCGTTGCCCAGTAGATCAGCCCGTCGTCGGTGTCGATGCGGACGCTGTCCACTCCGACCGGAATCAGGCCGATCCATGCGCCGCTGTCGTCGCGTTGGATGATGGCGAAGGAGTTGCCCCGCAGCGCCATGTTCACCACCACGGCTTTGATCAGGTCCAACCACTTGATGTACGGGTTGGGCTTGGCGATCAGCCTGAGCAAGCGCCGCCGTTGAGCGCTGCTGCCCTTCACGAGCGCTCGCAGGCCGCCGGTGTCCTCGTACATCTTCCAGGGCAGGCCGGCCGCGGACTCTGAAAGAACCTTCACACACGACCAGACGATGCTGACCGTAAGAGCGCTCTTCTGGGTTACGCGAACACCGGCCTTCGTGCCCTTTCCACCGACCGAGAGGTCGACCTCGACATAGTTCCCCGTCGCGGGGTCGTCATAGCCGAAGAACCGCCAGCTCATCGGGTTGTACCAGCGAAAAGTTGTCATCCGATCAGTCCAAAGAAGCCGTTTTCCAGGTAGTCATCAATGCCGCCGGAGTCCTGCGGCATGGCGTGTGCCGCGCCGATGGCCATGCAAAGGGCCACCGCGGCGTCGATCTTGTTTGCCGACCTCGCCTTCGACAGCCAGCTGTTACCCCAGCGGTCCGATTCGATGACGGCGGACATGATTGCGGACACCAACACTGGGTTCCGACGCAGGCGCAGGCGCCCTTCCAGCAGCGCTTCCTCCAGCAACCGCAGTGATCCGGGCATCCACATGCCTTCCGGAGCTGGCTGGCCCGACTGCTCGGCCGCCTCGACCGCTGCGTCCAATGGCTTGCCCTTCTTGCAGCCGCCCTGCGGGTGCTCGGCGAAGGTCACCGACAAGCCAATGTCGTTGACCTCTTCTTCGAAGCGCCGAAACGCATACCGGTCGTATGCGACCAGCTGCACGTCGTACCGGTTGTCGTACTCGGCCATGACTTGGGCCACGTGCCGGAAGTTGATCGCCTGACCCTGCGGTGCGTGCAGGAACCCACCGTTGACCCACGCGCGGTACGGAAGCTTGTCCTGCAGCTGCCGCGCGTCCAGCGTGTCGCCGGGTGTCCACGCCTCAATCCAGGCGTCGAATGTCGGCTTCTCGATGATGAGCTTCTCGCCCTCAACCTCGACCTCCACCGGCACCGTGCCGGTCTCGACCACCGCTGCCATCGCGGTGATATCCCGCACCTGGGACAGATCGAGGCCGAGGTAGACCTTGCGGCCGGCATGCACGTGCGGATCGAAGTCGGCCAGGGCCGGTTCAAGCGTCGGGCGTGTCATCCAAGCGGTCTCCGCATCGGTCCACACGCAGAAGTGCAGCCGAAGAATGCCGTTCAGCGACCCGGGAATGGCCTTGGCTTGCGCCACCACATCCGCCAGGTACTGCTCGGTGATCGTTACCCCCAACAGGGGATTGGCCTTCGCCCAGCAGCTGGGGTCCTCGAGCGGGTCGTCGCCGTCGTCCAAGCTGCACACGTAGCTGAAGGTGCGGTCATCGATCACATCGCCAATGAAGGTCGGATCGTTGACCGCTTCGGTGTGGCCGGCCGCAACCTTCACCGCATGTTCGTGCTCTTCCCAGCAGACCGAGGTCCGGTCGCTGCCGGAGTTGGTGATCATGAAAAGCATCGGCTCGCGGCGGAACTTGAACCCGCGCTCCAACATTTCGATGATTCGCCGGTCGGGAAGCTCATGCACCTCATCGACCAGCACGAAGTACGGCCGAGGACCGGAACCGGTACGCCCCGTGTCGCGGGACACGGGCCGGAAAAAACTCGCGCTGGCGTGGTGCGCCATGCTGAATTCCCGGCCCTCGCCGCCAGCGAACTCCACTCGCTTGGCCAGCAGCGGCGACTTCTTGACCATCTTCACGGCGTCGGCGAACAGAATGCCCGCCTGGTCCTTCTTCGCCGCCGCCGCGTAGATTTGCGCGCCGGCCTCACCTGCTGCCGTCATCCCCAACAGGCCCAGCCCACCGGCAAGCGGGCTTTTCCCGTTGCCCTTGCCCTGTTCGATGTACGCACGCCGGAAGCGGCGCAGACCATCCGGCCCTTTCCAGCCGAACAGCGAGCCGATGATGAACGCCTGCGACGGGTGCAGCTCGAACTTCCGGCCCTCGAACTGGCCCTCCGACAGCATCAGCACGTTCTCGAAGTACCGGAACGCGTAATCGGCGGCTTCGTGGTCAAAGAAGAGGCCCCGTTCGGGGCCTTGGATTAGATCCTGGAGGTGGCGACGGCAGGCATTGCGTACGTGTGGCCCGGCAACAATGCGGCCAGCTACCACGTCCAGCGCATATGCCTTAGTGCGATCGGCCGGAACCTGCGCCGGCGAAGAATTCTTCGCCCGCGTCTTCGTCGTCACCGCCATGCGAAACCTTCGATTCATCCACGGGAGTGGCACCCAGCTTCGACAAGATCGAGCTGAGCGCCTGGGTTGCTGACACGCCGAATTCGGCTTTCGGGTCTTCCATGCGAGCGGTCCAGAGGCAAGCCAGGCGCAGCAGCACGCGGTGGCTTGCGTTGAGCCAGGGCATCTCTGCGGCGAACTCCTTCCACGCGCGCTTCTCGCCGGCCGTCATCGTCTTGTAGGGCTCGCCCAAGGCGCGAACGCCGGTCGGGCGCTTCCTGCCGGCGTGCCGGCCCGGATTCTTGATGGCGGCGCCGCTTGTCGCAGCTTTTGCGACGGGCAGTCGAGGCCTTGCCATGAATTCCTCTGGAAATGCAGTGATATCAAGGGGTTTTGAGAACGTCGGGGGGTCGTCCGACGAATTGTGGATACGCGCGTTTGGGGGGGCGGTCGGTCTAGGAGCCGACCACCTCCATAAATTTGACCCCCCTCGTGGAACATTTCCGTGAAACACGCTAGATGCCGATCGGCCAGCCGTCGCTGTCACACCCTCGGATCTGCGCCGAACCACGCTCAATGCGCGCTTGATCACTGCTGTGGCAGTTGGCGCACTGGCTATCGAAGGGACCTATCCAGAACATTTCCTCGGTCTCTCCGGCCGGGTGCCCATTGGTGTGGTTGCACACCGTGGCCACCGTTACGTGGCCTCGCGCCTTGCACTTGCTGCAAAGCGGCTCACGTTCCAGTTGCGCCTTGCGCGTGCGTTGCCAGCGCGCGGTGCCGTACAGGTGAGCGAAGGCACTGCCGCCGGTCTGTCGTGTCCTGCCGCGGCGTGGGGTTGACGTTGCTGCCATCAGTACGGGTTCCCGTCCAGGTCGGCACGCTCGGGCTCAGCGCTTTCGTCCTGCACTGGTGCACCTGCCTCCTCGCCCAACAGGAGCGCGACCGCCTGCACCAACATGCCGACATGCGTCACCAGCTCGGCGAGCTGCTTGCCCTGCTGCTCCATGACCCCAACCAGTCGGTCAATGCGAGCATCTGTGCTGCTATCGATGCGCGCGGCCAAGGCAGTGACTGCTGCAGCGCGCGCAGCCTGCTCAGCGGCCAGTGCTGCCGCCACCTCTTCAATCCGTGGAACGTCCATCAGCAACCCTCGTCGTTCGCAGTACCAAGCCGCGGCGTATCCATCCCTCGACCCGTTCCCAGTCCGGTTCCATGCCCGTCGTCCTGGCAAACCACACCACCGCGGCCAAGTAGCACCGCAGCCACCAGCGCATGCGGACGGTAGCCGTCACTGCTCCAGCCATCAGAACTCCTCCACTGCCCAGCCGCCGCCGTCCCGCTTAGGCTTGACCTTCACTGCGATGAAGCGGAACGGGTATATGGACGCGGCGATCTTGATCTTGGCCCTTGCATCGTCCTGCCAATGGCCCTTCACCTCGTGGCACTCCATGACGCCATCGTCTGCCATGACGGCAAAGTCCGGGGTATAGAACGTGTTGTCCGCCAGGCGCAGCTTCAGGCCCTCGAACCGGTGCCACTGGATCTCGCCGGCGGCCTGCAACTCGCGCAGCCGCTCGGCATACGCGGCCTCTGTCTTGTTCATCTCGCCGGTCTTGAGCCGCCCCAGCGCCAGCACGCGATTCTGACGCTCTGTCTGGTGCGCCATCATTCGGGCTCGGGCACAGGCTTGCCCTGCACCTGGCCAATGGCCTCGAACTGGGCCTCGTACTGCATCAGGCAACGCTTCCGGCCATTGCTCACGTCGAACACCGCCGAAGGCTTCCCGTCTCGCACCCAGCTGCAGCGCTTGGTCAGGGCGGCATCGATGGGGACATAGGTGGCCACCGGAACCTTGATGAAGGCAGGCGCAGGCGGATTCGGCTTGGTAGGTGCGGCTTGGCATGCAGCCAGTAGCGCAGATGTGACAACCACGATGACGCGCATGTCAGTACCCCTTCAATGCTGGGCAGGCGGAATCAAGCAGCTCCAGCGCCGCCTTGCAGGTGTCGGGCCGCTGCTCATAGCGGCCGCGCCAGGTGGACGCTTCCTTCTCAGACGCCTCGATCTTGCCGGCGAGTGCCTGCAGTGCCGCCGCGCTCTCAGCCTTGAGGGCCTCCAGCTTCTCGGCCTCTGCCCTCAGAGCGGTGGCCACCTCGGCCAGGCGCTGATCGCGGGTATCCACGTCGGCCTGCAGTCGGGCCGCATCTGCATCCCAGTCGGCGCGAACCTTGACCACCTGGGCGCTCAGGTCGCGGATCTTCTGCTCTTTCTCGTAGGCAGTCAGCCCGGACACCGCGCAACCGAAGGCCAGCACCGCGCACACCACCTTGATCTTGCTGCCGGGCTTGCTCAGCCACTGCAATACGTCGGCGGCGGCGCCAATGACCAGGCTCCACACGGCACGAAGGAATCGAATCAGTACGCTCATGGCTTATCGCCTCCGATAGCGCCGGTGGCTTTCTCCACCATGCGCACGTAGCCGGGCAGAAGCCGGCGGATCAGCACGCCGGACAGGCCGGCCAGCGGCAGCTGGGGGGCGCCCGCCAGCGCCGGCCAGATGGACGCGGCAACAGCGATGACCCATGCGGCCACGATGGCGTAGGCCACGACCGCAACAGCGAGAGCGGCCCAGCGCGCGGCGGTCTGTAGGAGCCGGTGACCGCGGCGGCGGCTGGCGTCTGCGGCAACCCGTTCCGCGTCCTTCTCCGGCAACAGCAGGACACCGATCAGGGCGCCGGCCATGGCCACCAACAGCACAGACTGCGGCACACCGAGGATGACGCGCTCGGCCTCACGCAGCGCATCAGCAGTCGCGGGCGCCACTACGGCTGCCGTGAACGTCCCGACGATGATTTTCATGGTGCTCACGGGCTCGGTCACGGCGCCACCGTTCCGCCGGCCTTCCGGTACACCGCCACCAAATCCGCCAGCTTGTGTTCGTGCTGGCCGTAGCCAGCGCCGGGCAGGCTCGCCCAGATGTTGCGCACCTCTTTGATCGCCTCGGAGAGCTTGCCCGCCTGGATCAGCGGCAGTGCGCGGCGCTCCCGGATCTGCTGCAGCGCGATCAAGTCCTGGCTCAGCGGCGAGAAGTCCTTCAAGCCCAGCGTCTTCCGGTAGGCGTCGTAGTAGCGGCGCAGCAGCTGGTAACGGCCGGCGGCGGTGGACTGGATACCCAGCTTGGGCAGGGCCACCAGGACTCGCGGATGATCGGCGTAGCCCTTGAACAGCTGGCCGCCAACGATCACGTCATAGCCGCGGTCCTTGGTAGGCTGCTCACCGTTGTCCGTACCTTCGGACCAGGCCAGCATATCGAGGAAAGCCACGACGTTCACGCCGCCAGCCTGTTGGGGAGTGATGTGTGCCATATGCCCTCTGGTCTTACAAAAAAAAAGCCCCGGACTGGCCGGGGCTTCGAGTAGAAGTAACAATTGGCTAATTCGTCAACTGAATAATTGACTCAGCCAAATGCTGGAACACACGACCGAACTCTTCGCGGTTCGCCTTCATCGTTTGGAGGATCTCTCCAGTCTGCTCAATCTGCGCATCGGAGAGCGCAAATACAGGCACGCTGTACTTCTGAGACTGCGCCACAAGAGAATTGAAGTCCGAGATATTGGCCAGGTTGAACGGGCCCGTCTCATTCACACTTGCTTGGAAGCGCTTGAATGAAACGATCATCTTCTTGGCGTTCAGCGCGGGCGCCAGCTCATTGTCGACTGTCTCGTCAATCCTGTTGATCCACTGCTGGAATGACTTGGCAGGAGCACCATTTCGTGGGCGATATTTTTGCGACAAGAAGCCGAGCATCACCGGCGGCTCTTCAGGAATCGGATAGATCAGCTCCTTATCCCGGAAGAAATCAATCTCATCCGACCAGCGAGGAATCGTCTTCGATAGCGAACGGATGGCCTGCACACAGAAGAAATCAGGCGCAGTTGGAACGATGAAATGATCGCTCGCCATCAAGATGCACTGATTGAGCGCGCCCACGCTAGGACTCATGTCCACCAAGACAAAGTCCGCGCCGATTTCCTCACCGGTCAATCGGATCAACTCGCCGATGCTACCAGGCAAGTTTCGGATGGCTGGGATTGAGTTCCGCGTGGTAAGTGCCACGCTAAGCTGCGTCTCGGCCTCCGATAGCGCGATATTGCCGCAAAGCACAAAGAGATTAGGATTGGCAGTCGCTGCAGGCTCGGCCGGCTCCAAACGCCTTAGATCACCGTCGATGACCGGCTTGAGTCCGGCATAGACGTCTGACATTGGATACTTCGCGTAATGCTGCTCGATGTCAGCATCGTCTGTATAGCCGAGAGCAAGGGCAGTGAGATTGCACTGCGGATCGGCGTCGACGAGAAGAACCTTATGCCCGAGTTCTGCCAACTTCCAACCTACATGGAACGTCGAGGTCGTCTTGCTAACCCCACCCTTGTGGTTAAAAAACGAAATGATCTTCAAGTCCTTCCCCTGATGTCTGGAGCCATCCATTTGGCCCGACGCCGATTTTCGCACGCCCATCTGGGATTTGCCTCTCATAGCACCATGTTCCGTTGAGCTTGGCCGCTGAGGCGGCGCCGTTAGACCCTATAGAATACAGCTTGCGTCGACCGTAAGCCTCTTCGAACGCGAACGGCCCGCCGATTGGCGAGCCGCTTGGATGGGACTCTCCCCACCTTGCCGAGAACTGTACCAGTTCGTTGGCAACGGTCAAGGGATTTCGCCTGAAATCTGCCCTTCCTTAGGAGATCGGCGGGAAGTGCGCGATCCGCTCGACCGGGAAGCCCGCTGTCGGATCCACGGTGTACTGGCTCTCGCCCAGGTAAATGCTGTGCGTCCCCGGCCCGGCAATAACTTCTGCCCCAACCACCGCGCGTAGCAGTACCCCACCGCTGCCGCAGGCATTCAACCCGCTGGCGAACATCTCTGCGGTTCCCAAATCCGGCGTCCATGCGAACCCCAGCAGGCCGAGCCGCAGCCGGTCCGCATTCTCGCCCCTGTACAGCTCCAACCGAGCGCCGGCCTCAGCCTTGTAGCGCGGCAAGCTCAGCCAGAGGAACGCGGCCAGGTGGTGATCATCCCCGACCTGCTCCCGTATCCGGTGACCACCTTCGATCCAGTAGGTGTCGAATGCCGTCTTGTCGAACTGAGGCGCCCTATCCTTCAGCGCGCGGGCGACGACGGTTCGCCAACCATTCGCACCGGTAAGGCGCCTCATCTGCTCGAGATGGTGGTCGTTGGTCATCGGCTCCCTCCTGACGGTTCGGGCGCCATTCTACGGCTGGCGAGGGTCAGTGAGCCGCCGCGGCTGCCCGCAGCACCCGAAGTGCGCCCGGCCCAACCTTCTCCCACCGGGCATCGCCGCGAACCACATCGAGGAACGCCTGGTTGAGCCCGTCCCGGAAGTCAGCGCCCTCGACGGCGTAGTCAAAGAGGTAGCCTTCCGCGGCGACGTAGCGGGCTGCCCACTGGCGGCGGAGCCGTCGCACGAGCAGTTTTGCCCTCGACTCGCTCCCGACCCACGCCCATTGCGCTGCTACCACGTCCGAACGGCGTCGAATGCTGGCCTCGGGGTTTCGGGTCACGCTGATCCGGACTATCCCGTTTGCTCTGCATGCGGCGCACAGGTACACCGCATCGCGGGCGGCCTGAGCCAGTATCAGGTTCTTCATGCGCGCCGGGCCTCCATGAACGCCATACCCTTGTCCAGCTCTTTCCGGTACTGCCACTTGGTGAACGTGCCGCCCAGCTTCTTTGCCACGGCCTCCGCTCTCCTTGCCTGACTACCCCGGCCTGTGAACTCTTCCAACACCACCAGCGCGCGGACCATGTTTTGCCGGTACAGGTCCGACAACGCGCGATCGATCCAACGGTACTCATCCGGAGAGCCAACCATCACGGCGGCGGTGGCTGATCGGGACACCAGGGTGCGGGTCTCAGTGCATGGGATCGGATCAACCGCCCAGGGCGAGACGGGCAGCACGGCCCCGTTGCGATTCACCCGCCCGGCGCCGGCTCCCAGCAGCATGCGCCGGTCGTGTCCGTCACGAAGCAACGTTAGGCGCTCGCGCTTCGTGCCTTGGGCGAACTGCTGAGCGCGTGCCAGCGGGTGTTCGTCCCTGCTTGGCGCGTCCTCTCGGGACAGCGGTGCGCAGAATCGATGCTCCTGGTAATGCCCCCAGTGTTTCAGCTGCTCCTTCAGCGAAAGGCTCATTTCCGGCCCCCAGCACGCGCAGCTGCCAGCCTCTCCATCTGCTCCAGCTTCACCGCGTGTTGCCGCGCCAACGATGCCGATATGCGGTAAGCCTCGGCGGTGGTTGAGCGCTGCCCACGATCGCGCCAAAGGAGGAGGTCGAGTCGCACCGCCTGCTGGTCGAGGGTGTCAGCGAACAGCCTAAGTGCTTGGGATCCGGTCGGAATGAAGTTACTCATCGTCGCGCTCCTGCCAGTTCTTACGTGCGCTTGGCTGCCGCGTCCCACCTACCGAGCGCAGCGTCTTCCGCTCCGGTGCAGTTGGCGGGTTCCAGTTCATAGGCTCAAATCGCTGCCTCTCCATCATCGCGTTCAGGTAGAACTCACCCAAGGCGCCATTGCGCTGCTTCTCGACCTTGACCTTCACCACGTCGCGGCGGGACTTGTCGGGGCGATGGAGGAAGATCACCACGTCAGCGTCCTGCTCGATCGCGCCGGACCCGCGCAGGTGCTTTAGGCTGGGCTCGTCGTCGCCGTCGCGGTTCAGCTGCGAAAGCAAGATCACCGGAACTCGTAGCTCCTTGGCGAGCCCCTTCAGACTCCGGGTGACGTGCTGAATGCCTTGCTCCGTGGTCTCCTTGCGAGGCAGGTCGATGTAGGTCAGGTAGTCGATCGCGATCAAGCCCAGCGGGTTCTCTGAGTGCAGCTGGCGGGCGCGAGCGGAGATGCCTTCGACGTTCAGGCCCGAGGATTCGTCAATGAAAAGCGAGTGCTCCATCAGCGTCTTGGCCGCTGGCGCGGACCGGTCCCATTCGTCCTCCTCCATCAATTTCGGTCGGCGGATGTGCACGGCGTTGATCCGACCGATGTGGGAAATAGCCCGATCAGCCAACTGCTCGCCCGACATTTCCAGTGACGCCATGAAGCCGTTCACGCCTTCCTCGGGCCGCGTTCCGTGAAGAATCGACTGTAGTGAGAAGGCCGACTTACCGACGCTTGGCCGTGCCGCAATGATGATCAGGTCGGTAGGCTGCCAGCCACCGGTCAAGTCATCCAATGGGGCGTAGCCGGTCGGAACCCCGGTGAGATCACCGCCCGAATGCGCGCGGTCGGTCAGGCCGCGCATGGACTGACGGACGAACTCACTGATGTGCTTCGGGCCACCCGATGTGATCCGTGGCGCGCACGACGCCAGGATTCGCTGCGCCTCGCCGAAAACATCCTCGTCCGGCTCAAGATTGGCGATCATGCGTCCGGCTGCGCGGAGTCGCCGCAGCAGCTGCCGCTTGCTGACCAACTCGGCATAGCTGCGGATGAACCTCGGGTTGCCGATGGAGGTCGAATCGATATCCAGCGCAAGGGTGGCCAGCCCACCATCGAGCTCGCCGATGGTGACTGCGTCGGTCGGTCGTCCTGCGGTGATTTCCTGCTGGAGCGTCCTGAACAACCGCTGGTTCCCGGCATTGGTGAAGTCGTCGCACGACAGGAAGTCGGCGATCCGCCAGTACGCTTGCCCGTCCCGAAGCAGGCAAGCGAGCACGGCCGATTCGGCGTCAAAGTCCTCGCGCCTCATTCCCGGCCCTCCAGCATCTCCGACAGGACGGTGTCCATGATCTGCGCGAACCGGTCCTCGTCGATAAGCGTCGGCAGGCTCTGCTTCCACTTGGGATTGTTGGGGTTGGGTGTGTCGCCGCGCAGCCACTTGTCGTCCAGGCAGGACGTGAAGTAGACCTCCCAAAACTCGGCCGGCTCAAACACCAGCCCATGCTGCTTGCACACCGTCTGCGCCAAGGTGGAGGCTCTGCCCAGCGCGCGGGAGAGCTTCGGCGTAGTCGTGAGGCTGGCCCGGCAACCCGGGCGGTTTCCCAGGATGCGGTTGTATGCCGTGACGATGGCCTCGAGGGGATCGGTTCCCTCCTCGCTGGCTGGGTTCTCCAGAGCAAGCGAATCAGCTGTGTCGTCCCCGCCGGGGACTACAGGGGTACGGTTTTCTTTCTGATGGTTATATGACGGATTGGGTGCACGCCGTGCACCCCGTTCGGTCGTCGCGTGCACCCCGTTGGTGTCGTGGCGTGCACCCCGCTCCGCCTCACGGGGTGCACCACATGCACCCCGCTCCATGACCAGGTTGTAGCAAACGGGGCGTCGATCCGCAGCAGGGATGTACGCCGCAACGATCGCCTGATTGCCTTTCCTGATGACCCCGGTTTCAAGCAGTTGGGCCAATCGAGCCCTCACCGTCCGTACGGCCAGCCCCGTGTCTTGCGCGAGCGTCGCGGCCGACGGGAACGCATTTCTACCGTCCTTGTCAGCGTAGTTGGCCAGGCACAAGAGCACGTGCCGAGAGATAGACTCCGTCGCGACTTGCTGGTCAAGCGCCCATGTCATTGCTTGGACGCTCATGCCGAGGCTCCCGACACTTCCGGGAAGGCGGTCAGCATCAGCGTGGCGAATGCACCCAAATGCTCGGCAGTAATCCAACGCTTGCTGGACATCTGCTGGATCCACTCCAGTGCCTGCTGCGGGCCGGAGCAGTAGAAATCGTAGGTCGGCTCGTCACCTGGGCGCGTGCGATCGTAGATCTCGACGGCGATCCGGCCGTCGGGCAGGCGCTCCTGCAGACGGACAAGAGGCCGAGCATGGCGGTCCTGGATACGCGCCAGGGCGTCCTGCATGACTTCGCCATAGTGCCGTGGCCCCTGCGCGCTCAGGGTTGCAACAGATTCGTGGTGTGGCATAGTGGCCTCGCTCTGAACGAAGCCTCCGCATCTGTCTGCCCGACAGCGGGGGCTTCGTCGTATCTGGACGATGGACGCCACAAGGGCATCCGCTGATTGCGCCAGACACCACCGCGGCCACTACCTCGCGATGGATGTATGCCTGCTCCCTGCCCGTTCGCCCGGCCTCCTGCCGGTTCGTTTTCCGCGTTGTGCGGCTAGCTGCCTTAGCTCAAGAAGAGGTCCGGTCGTAGATCTTGGCGTGTCACCTCTCCCACGGTCAGTTGCTCGATCGCCCGCCATCTCGCTGGCGGGACGGTCACCTCACCGGTCTCCCACTTGGAGATCAGCGCCTGGGTAGCGGGCGACCCCGACTCGGTTAACAGCCTCGCAAGGCCTGCTTGGGTCAAGCCTTTGGATTGACGATAGGTAGCGATGTCCATGGCCAAATATTAGCGCCACTAAAGCAAATGGGCAATAGCGCCCCTACTTGATAGTCTATTGACTATAAAGTAGCGTGACTCATATGAAAAACACTCGAAGCGCCAAGCCGACTCCTGAAGACGTAGCAGCCGCTATGCGGCTTAAGGAGCTATGGAAGCACCGTGCATCTGGTCTAGGCCTAACGCAAACCAAGATGGCTGAGGAGCTCGGCATCACACAGGGTGCAGTGAGCCAGTACCTCAACGGCCGCATCCCGATGAACTATCGGACGCTGAAGACCTTCTGCCTCGCCTTGGGAGTTGAGGACACGGACATCAGGAGCGATCTGCCCGAGCAGCAATTCAATACCCCCTCGACGCCGAGCAACGAGTACGTGGAGGTTATGGCTCTGCCCCAAGCTGTCGGTTTAGCGGCCGGCCCACTGGCTGACGAATACGCTCAGGCGAACGCCATGAAGTTCCGGAAGTCCGTACTACGCCAAAAAGGAATACTGACTAGGCCACTTGCCATGTTCTACGCTCGGGGCCACTCCATGGAGCCAACCATCTCAGATGGGGACTCGGTCCTCTTGGACACCTCTGATATCGACGCGGTCGATGGAGACATCTACCTGGTTAGGTGGCCAGAGGATGAGAATCAGGCCTACGGGGTTCGGCGTGCCATGACGCTTGAGGGCGAGGTATTCTTCATGAGCGACAACCGCCATGCGGATAGCTATTGGCTGAAACCACGTCGAATGCTATCCGAGGGGAAAGCAATCACGGTCTTGGGCCGTGTTCACTGGATTGGAGGCTGGAGGTAGCCGGCCGGATCCACCACACATCGCAACAGGGGATTCAATGAGCAAGGAACGTCCTAACCCGCCGCCTCCGCAGCAACGGCCGTCACCGAGCGGCCCGTCCAGGACCGGCGATGGCGCAAGCAAGTCGACACCTGACCACCGCCCACCGCCGCCGCCGCGCAAGTAGTTGATGGTAGGCTCTGCCTATGGACGCAAACGACGCCAATGAAGAGAAGCGCAAGATCCTCTGGTCAATCCAGAGATCTCAGCGTTATCACGCGCGGCGGTCGGCCTTCTTTAGCCGCTGGAATAAGGCAACTGCTTTCGCAGGGATAGTCGGTGGCTCGGCAGTGTTTGCCTCTCTCGGCAAAGCTCTTCCAGATCAAGTGGCGAACCTGGCTGCGGCGGCCGTCGTATTGATCTCTGGTGCGGATCTAGTCATCGGCGCTGCCGAGATGGCTAGAAAGCACAACGATCTCAGGCGAAGATTTTGCGAACTGGAAGCTGAGATCGTTCGAGTGGAATGCCCCACCGTGACGAGTATCAACAACTGGAAGTCAGCGCGCGTCACCATTGAGAGTGATGAGCCACCGACTCATGTCGCGCTGGATATCCTATGCGAGAACGAGATGATCCGCGCTCGATACGATGCCGAACGGGCAAAGCAGCACCTGCACGCTTTACCTATTTGGAAGCGGGCTACAGCGCACTTCTTCGTATGGGAAGACACCTAACCCCGCTCCGGCGGGGTTTTTCCTACTACTTCTCTATGCCCACAGAAGTTCAAGCCAGATCCAGCGTTTTCACCCTGGACCACTCTTCTTTCAGAACCGGCTGCAGGAGCTCTATCACTTTCAAGTTCAACTGGTGAGGGTCTTCCTGTCCCTTTACCTTGGACATTGAGCGATCAATGGCTGCGAGAAGTCGTTGAGCAGCCTCCTCTTGCGGGTTCAGCAGCAGCGCAACCTTCGCTCTGCTGCGCTCCATTGCTGTGCGTGCGGATCCGTAGCGGATCGACCACTGACCAAGCTCAGCCATAGCAAGGCTTGGATTGTTCAGATCGCGCAGAGTTTCCGCCCTCCCAACCTTTTGTTGATGGAGGTCCCACATACTGTAAGTCTCAGCGATAAAGGATGAGGCCTCATCACGGAGATTCCCGATCCAAGCACGCCGGGCATCAGCAATCGCCACCGCGCGAAGCTTTTCTTGCTCGCGAGTCGCAGCTTCGTGTGCAATTTGGATCTGTCGCCGCCCTGCCTCTTCTGCGAGTTGGATCTGACGTCTTCCGGCCTCGTCAGCGATTTGGCGCTGAGCGGCTGTGGCGAGATTCTGGTTCCTAATCGTCAAAAAAGTGGTGGCAACTACGGTCAAGACCACAATTGCGAATGCAGCCAAGGTCGGCCAATCAAGTGAGCACAGCTTTTCCATTAGTCTTCCTGCGTCCTTTTCGTCAACTATGGACCACTCAGAAGATCCGCAAAAGTCCGGAAAAACCTGACAACCCGTGCCAGCCGGTAGACACGTCACAACAGCGCGGCTCGCAGAAGCGGTAGCGCGCGGTCAGTTGTCCATACCGGTGTCCAGCAGCTTCAGCGCCAGGTGCTTCGTCGCTTCGCCAGGAAGCTCGCGCAATTGATTCAGGAAGCGCCTCTTCTCAGGCTCGGGAAGATCCGAGGCGAGCACCTTGGACTCGATGATCGCCTTAAGCGTGTCCTCGTGAAGCTTGACTGTCACTACACCGAGGATGGCACCAAGGCCGCCGTCGTCTTGAATGAAGTCGAGCCCTTTGTACGTGATGCTGGCTGCAGTTGCACTGGACCCCGACTCCTTGTCACCCGAGTACGATGCTTTAACCAGACCATGCTCCTCAAGATAAGAGATGCTAGGCGTGAGCTTGTAGGCTTCAATACTCCCATAAAGCAGCTTCACTCACACTGCTTCCGGATATTCGTCGGCAAGTGCCTCCAGAATAAGGCGCTGTGACGTGCGATCAAGCTTGCCGCGCCATCCTTGGGCTTCGTTTATCACTTCTTGTTCTCGTCGGACTTCACTTGGCCCGAGGCGTTCCTTGCGTACTTATCGGCTGCCACCCCAAGACGAATTGCCTCAATCAAGGCCTCCTCAAAAGTAAGGCCAGCGCGTTCAGCCGCTTCCGTAAATTCTCTGAATTCTTGAGAGCTTAGGCCAACTCTCGCGAACGTCTCATCCTCGTCCCCAGCAACGAACTCAATGATTCGGACCTCTTCGCCGTCACGTAGATGCTCGAGCGGCATCGCGAGCACTTCAGCCAATCGAACAAGCACTCCAGGGCGCGGAAGCGCTATGCCCTGTTCGTAGCGAGATATCTGGCTGTAGTTGATCCCAACAAACTCACCCAACTGGCGCAGCGTGAGGCCTGCGCGCTCGCGTGCTTCTCTAAGACGCGCGGGGAATCCCGGCTTGATGCCACTAGTAGTCATGGCACAAGGATAGGGCAATCTCAACAAAACTCAAAAAAGCTTGACACCGCCAGAAGACTCAACGAGACTCAACTCAACGAAACGCAACAAGAGCGGCGCGACGGTGAAGAGACAGCTGGTACTGAACATTCCGGTGGAACTACGGGCGTGGCTTGAATTGGTCGCCAGAGATCAGAGCCGGTCGCTGAACTACGTAGCGACTCGGCTCCTAGAAGACGCCTGCCGCAATGAGCGGCAAAGAGCCAAACCCATTGGGTCTGCAGCAAGTTAGCTCCTAGGCCTGGGCCAAGAAGCTGTGGATCGCCTCAGGGATAGGGCCACCCTCTTTGGCAACCCGTATGAGGATAGGAACGTAGCTCTTCGCAGTGACTACATCCTTCTCAATCAACGCAAGTACCTGACGAGCCGCGTCTAGCACCTGCTCATCATTTCGGGGCTGACCAGGCATCACCAGCCACTCTAGAGGGGCCGTATCACCGTTTTCATACGCCTCGATCTCGGCGCGCATTCGCTGACAACTCGCTTCTGCGGACGTGACCACATCAACCGTGCGACGGAGAAGCTCATAAGCGGTTCTCTTATCGTTGCTGAATGACGCTTCAAGCCTTTGAACGATCTCAGCATTAAGAGACCGCCCAGATGCACTCGCCGACGCTTCCAAGCGCTCTCGCAGCTCGGGCTGCATGCGCAAGCCGAAGGGGTTTATGGACGCCGTAGCGGGCCTTGTCTCTGTCTTCTTAGCCATAGCTACATCATGAAGTCAAAAAACCCTTGACACCATCGCTACATGATGTAACTAATTACACCATGTAGCCACCCGCCAGAGGAGGCAGTGTGAAGAACCCCAAGATTAAGACCAGCGAGACCAACCCATTCGGCCTGCGCATGGCCCCCGACGTACGCCAGGGGGTCGAGAAGAAGGCCAGCGAGCTAGAACGCAGCCTCAACTGGACCATCAACCACCTGTTGAAACGGGCCCTGAGCCTCAAGGAGCTATCTCCGTGACAGACCTTGTATCCCTAAGCGGCGGCACCGCCGTAACGAGCACCCTGACCATCGCTGAAAACACCGACAACGACCACGCCAGCGTCATCAGGCTGGTGCGGACCTACCTTACCGATCTGCAGGAATTCGGAAGGGTCGGATTTGAGATCCAAACCTTCGCTACGGCGGGAGGCAACCAACAGCGAGAATTCGCAGAACTGAACGAGCAGCAGGCGACCCTTCTCCTGACCTACATGCGAAACAGCCCAATCGTGCGCTCCTTCAAGAAGTCCCTGGTGAGGGCCTTCTTTGATATGGCCCAAAGGATCAACATGCGGGCCCCCGACCCGATGGCTGTCCTGAACGATCCCACCGCGATGCGCGGCCTGCTTCTGACCTATACCGAGAAAGTGATCAGCCTGGAACAGACGGTCGCAGAGCAGGCACCGCAAGTGGCTACCCTACATCGGATTGCCGCAGCCGACGGCTCACTGTGCATGCGAGACGCAGCCAAAGCCTTGCAGGTGCGTCCCGTGGACCTTCGGCGATGGCTTGTGGCTCATGGGTGGATCTACCACCGACCGGGCCACAACGGCTGGCTGGCCTATCAGGACCGGATCCAGCAAGGGGTCATGTGCCACAAGGTTACGACTGTCCAGCGCGAGGACGGGAGCGACAAGATCGTTGAGCAGGCCAGGATCACGCCCAAAGGCATCGCTCGGATAGGCGCAGAACTCGCCAAGGCGGCGGCATGAACCTAACCTCCCTTGTCAGAGCGGCAGTTACGACACGCCGCCAAGTCGATCGTCATCTACGCTTCTTCGTGCGGCCTGGATGACTCTAGGCAGTGCAGCAGCAGTGCTTATTCCACTACGAATGATTGAGATCGCAGCCGCCCACACCCCAAACGCCGTTCTTTGCGTCGCTGCAGCGAGTGACGCACATCCCCCGACTTTTGCATTTTCACACACGCCCCTGAACCAAGGAAACCTGAAAGATGAGTAAGGAAACCCCTACACCGGCGCACAGCAGCGATCACCCATTGGCTGGCTGCCGTGTCATCAAGCAGTTCGAAGAGGGCGAGATCCATATCGGGGAAAACATCCACCTGGTCGTTCTCGCAGCGCGCGAAGGGAAGGCCCGCATTGCAATCAGGGCACCGCGCAGCCTGGAAATCTCCGCCCCAAAACAGTGACGGCCCGAGCGCGCCAACGCTCGAGCCGTCTGCCAAGTCGTACCCATCTCCGCGAAGATCAAGGAAGCCACTATGGCGAACCACAGTGTACCCCCCTCCCCCGCCGCTGATGCAAGCAGGCTCGCAAACGGCGAGCACTACTTGAGTTCCATGTGGAAGGACAACCCTCTTTCCGAGTGCCTGACCAACCGCCTGGTCCGGGTCGACCAGAACACGAAGGCGGCCATCGCCATCTTGGACGTCATCCGTCGCGATTTCACGTCCAAGCAGGATTTGCGGGATACCTGCGAGGAGGACGAGCGCGTGCTGTACACGCCCCTGACTGAGCATGCCGTGGACTGCCTCATGCTGGGATTGGAGAGCCTCCTCTCCGAATCGGAGGACCTGCTCACCTACCTGCGCGACAACGAGCGGGACGTGTGCCGCCAGCCGCTGAAGGAGGCCGCCCGTGTCTGACGCTCCCCTCACCAAAGAAGAACCCTTCAGCCTTATCCCTGTCCAGGACAATGCCCCGCTGTTCAAGGTCTGCGCCGGGATCGACACAATGCACAGTGACCTGAAGGCCAACATCTACTTCGACTATGTCCATCGGCAGTTGAGCAACATGGACAGCGACCGGATCACCGATGACGACTTGTTCGTCTTCGCTGACCTTCTCGAAATGTGCAGGGCGCTGCGGTACGCCGGAGGTGCCCAATGAACAACGCGGCCAATCCGGAAAAGACCAAGGAAATCTTAATCCCCGGGTCGCCACTTATGGCGGTATCCGGGCAGGACCTGGACCTCGCGCTGAGCAAGGCAAGGCTGCTCACCGACCACGTACAGGAGCTGCTCTGGCAGGGTATGCGGCAAGCCGATGGGAAGGACGTTTCCTTCGGCTACGACACGGTCGTGACGATGGATTTTCTTCTCGATATCGCGACCGGCCTGTATAGAGCCGCAGGAGCCGAAGCATGAGCATCTTCGATGACCTGGTCGATTTGGCCCACCTGGAGGCTGAGCCCGACTACCAGATCTCCGCCAAAGCAGTCAGGGACATCCGGCGCGCGATCACGTTTGGGATCTTCGCAGCTGCCGAAGGAGCCAAGATCAACCAAGCCCGTGCATCGGCACAGCTGATGGGGCAGGAATGGCCGGAGGTCGCCCATTCGGTGGCACCTGGAGACTCCTTCGAGCAGACCATCCAAGAGATGGCCGGGGCACTGCTGTGGCTTGAGTACGCGTCCCACCTGCGGCGTCCTTCGCCGGCTCCGACCTTCTTGGATTCGGCTGAGGAGGCGCCGTGA